TCAAAATCCCCGTGAATAGGACAATTGATAATAACTTTTATTTTATTTGTTTTATAATCAGTTTTATCATAATTGTAAAAATTATCATGAATTATTTTTGATCTATCTATGAACCCCTCTGTTGTTAATTTTTTCCCCATATTATTATATATAAAAAAGAGTTATTCATATTATAACTCTTTTTTAATTTTTTGTAACTACTTGATAATCAAGAACATTTACTCCATGTACACTCAATACAAGTGACGCACCCTTCTTTATAGACTAAGTTAGTTGAATGACAAACTGGACACTCTTGACCTTTAACTTTTGTCCCATCATTTATATATTTTTTAAACATACGTTTCACTCCGGAACGCCAAGAAGCAATACTTTCAGTTTCACCCATATCTAAAGTATCAATAAGAGTAATTAAGTTTGGTAGAGGCATTCCATGTCTTAACAATCCACTAACTAACTTACCAACGTTCCAATATTCTCTATTGAATGCTCTTGATAGTCCAACAAACATTTGTTGATAACCATCTTTATCAATCCATTTTACATCATATCTAGAATGTCCATCAGTTTCTACGCTTTTTTCTTTAATTATTTCAGCATTAACTACATAATTAGGAATATTAACAGCATCTTGTAACCCAGTGAAAACCTCGTATGGTTTATTTTCAAGTAATCCCAAGAAACCAATCCATTTTTCACCTTTATTAGTAAATCTAATAATATCACAAGGCAATGATTTAGGTCTTTTAGGTGCATTATTTTCAGCAAAAATATTTGTTTTATTCTCTTTTTTAGAAATAAGAACACCGCTTCTTGAACCATCACGATAAATTGTTAATCCTTTACAACCAGACTCCCATCCAGTTTGATAAACTTTAGAAACTAATTCTTCTGTTGTATCATTAGGAAGATTAATAGTTACTGAAATTGAATGGTCAACCCATTTTTGGATTTCACCTTGCATTTTAACTTTATTGACCCAATTAACATCATTAGAAGTTGCTTTATAATATGGTGATAATTTTACAATTTTATTTAAATCAGATTCTTTCATTTTTTCAATTTCTACATATCCATTTGTTTCTGCCCATATTTTAAATTTTGGATGAAATACATTATATTCTTCCCATGAATCACCAACTTCGTCTTTAAAAGATATTGTTGCATTTTTATCATTAGGATTAATTTTTCTTCTTCTTGTATAAAATGGCAAGAATACTGGTTCAATTCCTGATGTGGTTTGTGTCATAAGAGATACTGATCCGGTAGGCGCAGAAGTAAGTAAAGATATATTTCTTCTACCATTTTCTTTCCACATTTGAATATATTCATCAGATAATTCATTTATAATTCTTTGAACAAAAGGATTATTCTTTTCTAAATCAAATTTAAATACATCAAAACACCCCCTTTCTTTAGCCATTATAATACTTGATTTATATGCATTTATTGCTAATGTTTTATGAACTTTTACAGCAAATTCAGTTGCTTCATCAGTACCATAAATTAAACCAAGTGCTGCTAACATATCACCTTCAGATGTAATACCTAACCCTGTTCTTCTACCTTGAATAGCCTTTTCTTTTATTTTAATCCATAAATCAGTTTCTACTTTTTTAATATGTTCTGGTTCCGGATCAGATTTAATTTTTTCTAAAATTGCATCAATTTTTTCTATTTCCAAATCAACTACATCATCCATAAATCTTTGTCCTGCAACTACATGTTCTTCAAATAATTCAAAATTAAATTTGGCTTGTGGTGTAAATGGATTTTCTACATAAGAATACAAATTAATTGCAATTAAACGACAACTATCATATTCACATAATGGAATTTCAGCACAATTATGAACTAACAGACCATTTGCAAAAAAATTGTGATTATCTTCAATATTTAGATCATATACATCTTCATTAGATGTAATATTAATTTTTTTAATTTTTTGTTTTATAATTTCCATATTTTTATTTTT